GTGAGTGTGTTTCAAGTAAAGAACGCGTTGGTTCGGCGACGTCGAGGGCTCGGCCGGCGTCGGTGAGTGCCATGTTCCGTTTCTTGAGGCGGGCCCGTATGTCTTGGGTCTGTGTTGCCTGCCCTCGTCTGGAGTTGCATTCGGTACAGCATGCGACGAGGTTGTCGACTTCGTTGCCGCCGCCTCGGGCGACCGGGACGAGGTGATCGACGGTGCGGGCTGGGCGTTGGCAGTACTGGCAGGTGTAGCCGTCGCGCTCAAGGACGCGGAGCCGGTTTTTCTTGTAGGTGGGGTCGTCGTATGCGCGTCGGGCCATGTGTGCAGGGTAGACCGCGGGGCGCTGCCCCGCACCCCGTCGCGCTTCGCGGCGGAAGGGCGCCGCCGCTCGCGCCGGAAGGGATGCCGTGGGGCCGTCGTGTGTGTGTTCGGCGTCCGCCCGGTTCTCTTGTGTGTGCGTCTCGGGATGCGGTGGCTGTCGAGTGATAGGGCTCTGGAAGGCCACCCACCGGAGTGCCTCTACCCGGTTCCCTCTTCCTGTCGCCCGATTCTGTTCACGGGCCGCCCCGACGCCTTGCCGCTCTTCCCATGTCTGGGCGCGGGCGCGTCGGTCTACCCACGTTTCCGTGTGTTCCCACCTCCAGCGCGACCCGGAGTAGGGCATGGCACCTCGAGGGTGCGGGCCGCAGCTGCGGCTATGTGGTGAGCGTGTGCCCGAGGAGCCGGGAGACTATGGCGTCCCTGTCCGTCTCCCAGCGCCAGACGTGGTTCTCCACGCCTGCCAGCCCGAGCGTCATGAGCCAGGTGTCCTGGGCGGTCGTGAGCTGGTTCTTCCCGACCTTGAGCTCGACGAACAGGACTTGTCCAAGCTGGGGGTGGGCGAGGACGAGGTCGGGGAATCCGGCGTTGCCGTCGATCCATGTCGCCCACCTGCCGGACGCCTTCTGGGCAGGCAGGTCGTGGTGCACCAGCCAGCCGGCCTGCTGGGCGAGATCGATCACCCATCGGGTGAACTCCCGCTCGGTGATGGGCGGCTTCTTGTAGCCCATTACCAGCCGAACGCCTTCGCGGCGATCACGAAGCCGATCACTACGCCGTAGAAGAAGCCGACCGCGAAGACGAACCATTGGTAGCCGGTTCTCACGCGTCCGCCTTCCACGCCTCAATCACCTGCGACGCCTGCCCGGCCGTCAGGTCGTGGAGCTGCACCTCGACGCCGAGCACCTGCGCGATCGCCGCCGACACGGACGGGCCATCCTTCCAGCCCTTGTCCCATGCCAGCTTGCGGATGAAGCCCTTCTGCTTGTCCGTGGCGCCCAAACCCGAGCCGGAGGGCCCACCTGCTCCTCCGGCCCGGGCGACCTTCCCCATCTCCTCGCGAGACGGGCGCTTATTGGGATCCGACCCGGCGAGGCCGGCGTTTGCAAGGGCGCGCCCCACGGCGGACGATTCGCAGTTCTCGAGGTGCGAGGTGCGGTTCACGTTCCCGTCGCCGCGGGTCTCCTCCGCCCAGCCCGTCGCGATCAGCACGTCGCCAACCCAAAGCTCTGCCCGGAAGACGCAGCGGTTCTCCTGATAGTGCACCAGGTGAGTAATGACGCGTGGCTGGCCTTCGGTCTGCTCAAGCCAGCGGGCGAGGCGGACTGCTACCGGCTCGTAATCGTCAAGGTTGAAGCCCATCAGCCGGCCACCTCCGACAGGATCGCGTTGATGAGGCCGGCGAGGTGCCGGGCGTCATCCCAACCGAGCCGCAGCACGCTAAGAACCGTCGGATCGGCGCTGTCAAAGAGCCGGATCAGGATCTCGCCCTTGTCGAGGTCGGGATAGACCGACACGCCGTTGTAGGCGGTCATGCGAGCCGCCAGACGCGCTCGAGGTCGGAGTGCCGTTGGGCCCGCGGGCTCGGGAGCATCTGTCCGGTGAAGACGATCTGCTTCCGGCCGGAGAGCTTGCGAAACACGGCGCCCCAAGCCGAGCCGTTGTCCGGCAGCGGGAGGTGGCGCACCTCGCACCAGCGGACGACGTCCGACACGGTGAAGGTTGGCGCCATCCGCCCCACCTCGAGGACGGTCGCCTCGGCGTGGGTCTTCCATGCGTCGGTCGCGTTCCCATGCGCCCGGTCGGCGCCCTCGACGGCGAGTTGCATTCCGAGCACCGGGTCGAAGATCGTCAGGTCAGGCTGCATAGTCGGTCTCCACGCAGTAGAAGGAGCACCATCCCCAGACCGAGTGATCCTTCTCGATCCGGGCGTGCCAGCCGGCGCTGCGAAGCCCGATGTACTTGTCGCGGGCCTCTTCGGCGGGGGTTTCGGCGTCGGTCTGGTACTCGAGGGCGACCCCCTTGCCGCATTGGTGGCATGTATGGGTGCCTCGCCACCAGCGGAGGGTACGGCGCTTGCCGCCTGCGTAGGTGTATTGGCTGCGGCGCCGCATCAGATCTCCGGCCGGTAGTTGTCGGAGCGGCGCAGCTGCCGGATTTCCAGCATGAGGGCGCGCACCTCGTGAAGGTCGCGGATCAGGCCGTCCATCGCTTCGTCGACGTCCGCCAGATAGGCGCGAGCCTCGTCGGCCGCGTCGCGGATCACTTCGTTCCGGTCAACGGGTTCGTCGTCGCCGGGGAGCATGATCGCGTCGACCATCTGCTGGAACGCGGCCCGCATCGGGTCGGGTGTGTTCGGTTCTTCGTTGAGTCTCATGTCGGGATCTCCTTAGTTGTCGGGTGTGGCTAGTCGCGGTCGCGGGTTGCGTTCCACGGTTGCCAGCCGTCGCCATAGTACCGCTCGGCGTACTTGTAGAGCGCCCAGCCGGCGCGAAGGTTGAGCTCGGCGTTGAAGAGGTCGTCCTCGTCGCGGATCCCGATCCGGAGGGACTGGAGCCAGCCCTGCGGGTTCCAGTCCGTGGGGAGGGTATGGGCCCCGTTGATTTGCAGAATTCCCCTTGAGCCTCCGGCAGCGTCGGTCGGATTGAACGCCCAGCTCTTGCAGTTCGACTCGCGCCACGCAATCCGCCCTAGGTGGGCGAGAAGCTCGGCGGGCCAGCCGGCCTTCACGGCGAGGCGGAGCACGTCGTCGCAGTTGTCGACCCATCCGACGAGCGGGGCGGTCGTCGACGTCGCCTGGACGAACTGATCGGTCGGGCTGGTCACGGGCGGGGCGGGCAGTCTGGCGGGCACCTCCAGAACGGCCGGAATGGCCTCATTTCTGCGTTCTGGGAGGGGGAACTGGGTCAGGGCGGCTAGAGATGCCACGAAGGCGATTACGAGCCGGATAGCGGTCGTTTCCATTATCGGATCTCCAACGGGTAGGGGACGCCCCACGCCCCGCCGATCTGGCGGAACGCGAGCTGCGCCTGGATGGGTTGCCCGGTGTCCGGGTTGCGGAAGATCTGGACGAGCACCTCGCGGCCGTTCTCCAAGATGGCCACGTATGGCTCGTAGAGGTAGGTCGAAGGTTCCATCACTTCGTTGGCCTTTCGTCGGGTATCGGGCACCCTAACGGGAGGGTCAGGCGTTGCGGGGGATTTCCGGGAACGCCTTGTCGAAGCCGGCTCGGACGAGGGCGGGCGCCTTGAAGATCTGCGGGGTGAGCTCGATGTGGAACCATTGGCTGGCGGGGTTGCCGCCGCCCGTGATCGTCTTCGTCTTGTAGATCATCCATTCCTGCCGGTCGCAGAACCAGCCGCGTCCGTGGGCGCCGTAGGCGTAGTCGAGGATGGCTTCGATGCCGAGCTCGGCGTTGAACTCAATAATCCGCTCGAGCCAGGGCATGATCCGTTCCCGGCCGGCTGGGCGTCCCTTCCGTGTCCGATATCCGGCGTCCCATGCCCGGCCGGTGGCGTGGACGGAAGTTTGTTTCTTGCCGCGCATCGGTCGGACGCCGTAGGAACCGAGGTTGGCGAGCATTCCTTCAGAGGTGCGGCGCGCCTCAAGGATCCATTGGGCGGTTCCGCCGCCGACGCCGGGCGCGATCCCGTCGAAGCCCGTGTATGGGCGGGAGCCGGGGACGCCGGGTCTAGCGGGTCGACCCACGACCGAACGCTGGGTCTGACGGGTTGAGCCAGCGGAGGAGCGGCGGGACGATCGCGGCGATCCCTGCGGCGGCGAGCTTCTTCGGGTCGGTTTCGCCGGCCAGCCAGAGGGTGAGGACGGCCGCGGCGAAGCTCCGTCCATAGGAGGCCAGCAGGCGGCGGTCGCGGCTACTCATGGGCCCGATGGTCGTCGATGTGCGCGTCCAGCTTGCCTTCAATCCGGCCGAGCGCCCGGTCGACGTTGCCGTGGTCGCGGCGGTTCTCCTTGCGGCCGGCGTGAATCATGGCGACGACGACGCCGAACGCGCCGGTCACGAATGCCACCCAAACGGTCTCGGGCATGGGGTCACTCGGGCGGGTTTGACTGGCGGATGATGTCGATCTGCTCAATCTCTTCCGGGGTTGCGAGACGCTCGACGTCGTCGATCTGGACGAGTACCGGGTCGGCCATTAGTCCCTCCAGCCGTAGACGTAGACGGTGCCGCCGGTCACGGTGCCGGTCGACGTGGTGAGCGTGAACGCCGTGTACGACGTCGTGTTGTTGAGGTAGCCGCCGTAAAGTTGCATGCGCTGTCCCGTTGCCATAAACACTTGTGATCCGGTCACGAACGTCTCGTCGGTTGCGAACGGCCGGCAGACGTCAAGCACCATTGAGAGGCCTTGGGCGGTGCCCAAACCAGCGATGACGAACCCGGCTGCGTTGGCTGCGCCGTTGTTGTTCGTCGCACCAGCCCACGTATAGCCGAGCGCCCCGTAGTAGTAGCCCGTGGTCGTTGCGCCCAACGTCAACGTCAGACCGAGATCGGTTGACCCAGCGCCGCCGGACACGATGATCCGGTAGTTGTCGTAGTCCGCGGAGAATGCGTCCGTGACCGTGACCGTTGAGACGGCCGTGCCGATCGTCTGCGACTTGACCAGCCACAGACCAACCTTGTTCATCTGGGCGGCGGTCAGTACTTGACCGGCGGTGAAATCTGGGGGGGTTGCCATGGCGCTCCTTAGGCTAGGGCATTGGTGTCGAGGATCCCGAACACCGGGTCGTCGAGGATCAGGGCGTAGACGATCGTCGTTGGGCTGGTGTAGAGCCGCATCGTGTGCCCGCGGTCGAACGTGACCGTATGGCTCACGCCCTCCACGGCGAGCTCCTGGGTGCGGTTCGTCGGGACGCCGTCGACGAGGATCTGCTTGGTGATCGTGACCGTGTCGCCCACGTCGAGGGTGGCGCAGCTGTCCCGGAGGGTCGCCGACAGGCTCCCGAACCACGTCTCGAGGGAGTTGAACCGCGGCTCCGCCTCTGGGTACAGGAGGTAGTCGGCAAGGGTGAGCGCGGCGCTGTCGTCGTGGAGGAGGCTCCCGTCGATGTAGAGCGCCTTCACGAGGAACTCGTCCTGGCTGTCGGTGTCCTGCGCGACCTGCTGGGTGCCACCGGCCGGCGTGATCGCGACCCGGTTGACGATGTCCTCCGCCTTGAAGGTGATCCCGAGCCGGTTGTAGCGGGCATGGGTCGTATGGGACAGGTCGTCGCAGAACGTCACCACGGGCGCCGACAGGGTGTTTCCGATCCGATCCTGCGACACGAGGACGCCTTCCCGGTCGATGAAGATCCGGCCGCGTTCCGCGGTATAGGTGATCTGGTCGAAGTAGGTCTTGACGTTCGTCCCTTCGGCGATCGCGTATTGGCTGCCGCCGCCGAGCTCCACGGTGCCGGTCGAGATGTTCCGGGCCGCGCCGGTCGGATAGTTGACTTCCGGCCGGTCGAGGATCGCGGCGACCCGCGCCCCGGTGAACTCCTTCGTCGGGTTGTGCTCCGTGAGGAACGTTGAAGCCAGCCAGTAGGTCTGGTCGGCGCAGAAGACCGTGACCGTGTCCAGCCCGCCCAGTTGGAAGTTGTACTCATAGTTCACGATCTTCCCGATGAAGAGGGTCTGGCGGACGTTGCTCGAGTCGTACCGGGAGAACCGCACCTCGCGCCCCGGCGCCAAGCCCGGATATCCGACGAGGTCGTCGTAGTAGGGCGACTGGGTGTCGAACGGCGAGAACACGCCGTCCGCCGCCGTGTCATTGAGCGTGAACGTGAGCGTGCCGGGCCCGAACTGGTCGTCGGGATCCTTCCGGCCCCGGTTGACGTTGGCGTTCAGTACCGACGTCGTGATCGACGCGAACGCGGTCGTCCCGTCGAGGACGTAGTTCGGGTCGTCGAGGACGCCGCGGATCGTTGAGTCCAGCGTGAACGCGTCCGGCGAGTAGCCGATGTCCACCTCGAGGTCGTAGGTGCCTCCGTTGGGGACGGTTGCGGTTGGCATCAGGCGACCGCAATATCGGCGGGGCCGGCGACGTTCGTGTACTGCTTGATCGCGTCGACCACGGCGGCGCCGATCTCCGCCGAGGTTGACAGGCCGCCCATGATCGTCACGTTGATCGCCTGCATCTCGGGCGTGTCAAAGAAGGGGATCTTGGAGACGTCCCAGCCGGTGCCGATCCCCATCCCTTGCCCGAGGCTGGGCGGGGCTTGCGGGCCAAGCTCCATCGGGGCGCCGGCAGCTGCACGGCCTCCGGAGCTGCCGCCCGGCGCCGCACCGACGCCGCCCAGGTCGAGGCCGCCGACGCCAACCTTCCCCATGTCGCCGCGGTTCTCGCCGAAGTAGCCGAACCCGCCCGGCTTGTAGTTCGTCAGATCGAACGTCGGGAGCTGGATATTCGGCAGGGTGCCGATGTTCCCGAAGGGTTTCATGAAGCCGGGGAGCCGGTTGTAGATCCCGATGAACGCGTTGATGGCGTCGATCGCCGCGTTGATGCCGCCGACGATGCCCTTCACGACCGACTCCACGACCGACCCGACCGACCGCATCACGGGCCCGACGATCTCGCCGAGCTTGAAGAAGATGTCGATCGCCCGACCGACCGCGGCGAGCACGACGTTAAAGACGCGCCCGCCGAGCTCGAGGAGCACCGGGACGACGTACCGCTGGATGAACGTGAGCGCCTTGTCCATGAAGTCGCGCAGCTTGGCGAACGCGTCCCGGTTCTCGTCGAGCTTCTCCCGGAGCATGGCGAACGCCCGTCCGAGGTTCTCGGTGAGCTGCTTTTGGACGGCCTGCATGATCGGGAGGATCCGGTCGCGGAACACGGCGAAGAGGTACTCGAGCGCCGGGATGACGTAGTCATTGAGTACCGGGGCGATCTCCTCCCGAAACACTCGGGAGACGGCGGCGAACTGCTCCTCGACCTTCGGGCCGATGACGTCCGACAGGTACGAGAACGCCTTCCCGAGCGAGTTATTCAGTAGATCGGCGAGCTGCACGAGGGCGGGGAGGAGCCACGACCCGACCGTCTCCACGAGCTCGCCGAAGATGACCTTCATCCGCTCGAGCGCCCCGGCGAACGTCTTCGTGTTGGCTTCGGCGGCTCCGCCGACCTGCCCGTTGATGGCGGCGAGGATGTCCGCCGCGGGCATGCCCTCCTCGACCACGCCGCGGAGGCCGGGGAGCATCTTGACGAGGGCGGTCGTCTGCCCGTTGAGCGCCTTACCAAGCGCGAGGGAGACCGAGTCGAGATCCTTGCCGGTGGCGACCGAGAGATCCATCGCCGAGCGAAGCGCCTCTTGGGAGAGGGTGACGGAGCCGGTCGCCCGGATCAGGTTTGAGAACGCCGGGCGGAGCTTGTCGTCGGCGATCCCGAACTGCATCGACATGGCGCCGATCTGCTTGTCCGTGGCGGCGACGAGCGCGTCGGACGCCTTCACCACGTTCCTCATCGTGTTCTCGAGCTGGGCGAAGCTTTTCTGGTCTTCCGCGGCGGCCTGCGCCGCCTCATACAAGCCCTTTGCCATTGCGGCGCCCGCGGCTGCCACGGCGACGCCCGCGGCCTTTGCAAATTTCGACAGGTCGCCGAACGCCGACTGCGCCTTCTTCGTCCCTCGATCGTTGTAGTCGGAGACGATCTTGACGGTAATGGCCATTAGTACTTCCTCATTTCGGAACCGACCCGAACCTGCACGGCATCGACCAGGTCGGAGATCTCCCGCTCGGTCTGGGACTGGCGGGCCTCGGCCGCGGGCCACATCACGCGGGAAGGCTTACCGAATCCGCCGAAGAGGTTGTAGACGAACCGTTCGCCGCGGCTCGAGCCCGGCCCGGAGCGCTGCGCGGTCTTCTTGCCCGCCATGTCGACGATCGACGCCGCGGGATCCTTCTGCACGACGGCGAGAAGGTAGGTCTTCTTCTTGGCGCTCGACGCCTTCGCCTGCACGCCCCGCTGCGCCCGCTGCTGGGAATACGGGAAGAGGAGCCGGCCGCGCTGCTCCCACTTCCTACCCATGCCCGACAGGTACTTGTCCGGGTACTTGGCGCGGGCCAGCTCGACGATCGGCCTCGCGACCTTCTTCGCGTCCCGGATGAACTGCTTCCGCAGCTCCGGGTCGATCTTGCCGAGATCGCGGATCGTCTCCTTCACGCCGTTGATCTCGACCGTCATCGCTTCCGCCTCTTCGCCTGCTCATCCAGCACGGCCGCGACCGTGTTCAGCTCTACAACGTCGAAGGGTACAGCTGGCGGCCACCAGCGGACTGCAACTAGGAGCTCTGCGAGGGCTCGTCCGTAGGTGCCGCGTGGGTAGGGTTTCCCGGCAGCTCCTCCGCCACCTCGAGGGACTCGAGCCGGTTGACGAAGTCGTCGAACACGGCCGGGACGACTACCTTCGCCGACTTGGACGCCTCCCATGCGAGGAACGCCAGATCCTCGACGCCTGCGGCCTGCGCCATTTCGGACGCCTTCCGTTTGTAGCGGCGTTCCCACGCGACGATGTTCGCAAGCGTGGTGACGACCTCGACGGGCGCCTCGGCGGTCGTGGTCTTGTAGACGATGCGGACGTGCATCTATTGCCTTTCCGTGTCGGGCCGGAGCCGGTTGGAGATCAGGCGGGCGGCGTGGTGTCGGCCGACCAGGTGCCGCCCTGGAACGTCACGTCGACGGTTGCGAGCTCGCCGACCGAGCCGTTGAACACCGGGAGGGCGGCGAGGTAGGCGCCGGTGAGGATCTGGATCGGGTTCGTGGCGCCTTCGTTGCCCGACGAGGGCTTGATCTTGATCGTGGTCGTGGTGCCGACGAGCGGCTGGAGGGTGGCGTAGACGTCGCCGGCCGAGTACTGGATGAAGAAGGTGAACGTGACCTCCGAGGACTCGAGACCCGCCACGAACGTCCTCGAGGTTTGGCCGAAGCTCGTGTTTTCGAGGGCTTCCTTCTGGTACGTGAACGTTGCGGAGGTGCACACGTCGGTCAGGTCGACCGAGTTGATCTCGACGAGGGCAGGGTTCGCGAGGTAGGTAGTTCCGGCCATGAGTTACTCCTTCGGGGGCTTGCGGGTGACTTTACGGGACGGTTTGGCGGGTTCGGCGTCTTTCGCCGTGTCGAGGATGTCGGCGACCTCGACGATCGCGCCGGACGCGACGAGCGCGGCGACGTTGACGCCCGGCTGCGGGACGAATGGCGAGCCGGGCACGCCCAGCCGCGGCGACACGACGAGCCACGAGGTCACGGGATCGCCGCCCCGCCGGCGAGGTTGATCGTCATCTCGTAGGCCGGGGCGTCCGTGCCGCCGATGTTGACCGACGTCGGGATGGCAACCGTGGCGCCCACGTTGAGCTCGGCGACCTTCGCGACGATCCCGAGGAGCTGGTCAAGGGCGTCCTGGTTGCCGGGGCCCGAGGAGATCAGCATGAGCGGGACGCGCATGGCGGCGACCTGCCCGGTGAAGAAGTCGAGCGTCGGCGCCGAGATCAGGATGCATCCCGGGGCGATGTTCCGCGGGTCGCGCACCACGGGGACGCCGGTCAGGGTTGCCAGTCGGGCGGCGAGAATCCCGAGGGCGTCGTTGAAGGCGCCGGTGCCAGCCATCAGGCGATCGCGGGCCGGTCGACGCCGAGGAGCTGCTTGACGATGGAGGGCATTCCGATCATGGGGCCGGCGCCCATCGTGTCGAAGCTGGCGAAGTTGTCGCCGAGGGAGCCTCGGGCGCGGTAGTAGGCGCCTGCGATCATGGTCGCGCCGAGCTTGACGTCCGCCGAGGGGACGACCGTCAGGGAGTCGACGTAGCCGGCCTCGGCCCTGCGGCGCCACGCAAACTGGGAGGCCGCCGACGCGCATTGGGTGATAAACGTCGTGTCGGTGGCGCTGGCCGGCGTGATGTTGAGCCAGGTCGTCACGTCCTGCGCCGAGATCCACGTGCACGTCGGCGTGTAGGTCAGGGTGCCGGACGTGGCGCCCCGGACGACGTCCGCGGCTGTCCGGGCGTACAGGACTTGGTTCGAGATCGGGACGTCGGTATCGAAGAGCAGGTCGCCCTCCGTGTCGGTACCGATGTACAGGTACTGCGGGAGCGCCCGGACGGTATAGGTGCCGTTGAACGTGGCGTCCACGCCGGCGATCGTGATCGATCCGCCGACGTCGAGCTCCGCGGGGGTGAGGAGCTCGACGACGGCGTAATCGTCAAGGAGATACTTGAACGTGATCTGGTAGACGGCCACTAGGGGCCCTTCCGACTAGGCGTAGGTGATCTTCTGGGCGAAGGTCGACTTCGCGAGGAAGAAGGACGCGTACCCGTAGTACGTGAACTCCCTCGCCACCTTCGACGGAACCTCGACGCTCATCAGGCCGCGCACCTGCTCGTAGTACTCGGCGGCCGGCGCGTGGAAGACGACCATCGTCTTCGCGGCGACGTTGGAGTCGACGATGATCTGGAGGCCGAGCGGGTTGGTCGTCGACCAGTTGGTGACGTTGCCCGCGCCGAGCGTGTTGTAGCCGCCCAGGCCGGGGGCGCCGACCATCGGGAAGAGCGGCCGGTTCTGGTCGTCAACCGTCGAGCCGAGCTTCGCCCAGGCGTCCGCACCCATGAGGATGTGGGTCGGGAAGAAGTTCGACCCGTTGGAGATGTCGCGGGCCGCGCCGTACAGGAAGAGGATCAGATCCTCCGGTGTGCCGTCCCATTGGCCGATCGTGGTCGACGCGGTGACGAAGGAGTCAACCGCGAAGTTGTCGACCGTGATCATGTACTGGCCCATGAGGTCGGTGAGGATCTGCTGCATCGCGGCCGGCGAAGTGAAGTCCATCGTCTGCGCCGAGATCGTCACGGTGCCCGAGAAGGTCTTCTTCTGGACGACGTTGTCCTCGATGACCATCGTCCGAGCGCCACCAGCGCCGAGTTCGTTGGTCTGTTCGGCAACCTGCGTGTGCACGTCGATCGTCGGGCGGATGAACGTCTTCTGCGATCCGCCGTCCGGATAGGCGCGGGCCCCGATCGCGCTGATGAACGGGCGCATGTAGTTGATGTCCTGGAAGACGGGGCCGAGCACCGGCACCGGCAAGAGGCCGGGCACGTTGGTCGTGACTTCGTCGCCTGCGGCGGCCTGGAGGACGGTGCGCGACGCCTTCTGCGCCTCGACGAACGCCTCGTTGACCTTACGGAACGTGTCGCCGCCGATGTGCATCGCGGCAAGGTAGTCGGCTGCGCTCGGCATCTTGAACTCGCGCTTCGGCTGCGCGGGCAGCGGCGCCGTGGGGATCGTGGCCTCGACGAGCTCGGGGGTCTGGTCGCTCATGTCTTCGTTCTCCTTAGGGGTGTCCTGCGGGTCAGTATTGCCCGCATCCTCGGCGGGTGCGGGGATTTCGTCCGGTTCCGACGCGGCGATCTCCGTGATGACGGCCTCCTCGAACGCGCCGTAGGGGACGAGCGACAGCTCAAGGAGCCTGGCCTCGGAGACGACCATCGTCCCTTCCTTGTCGTACTTGAACTTCACGGGCTGGGCGCCGACCGACACGGCGTCGTAGGCGCCGGCCTTGACGAGCTCGATCGCCTCGTCCGCGGCGGCCGTCTTGGCGAACCGGGCGGTGAAGAGGAGGCCCTCCTCGGCGTCGACCAGCTCGGTGACGGTGCCGCGGAGCTGGGTCATGTCGTGGTTCTCGATGAGCTTCGCCGGCTTGGCGTTGACGTCGAAGGAGCCGCGGAGGAACTTGACCGGCGTCCCGTCCGAGACGGTGGCGGCGACGTCCCACGGGACGGCGATCCCGGTGATCGTCCGGGGCGCTTCGGCGTCCGGGGCGGCCGCGTCGAGGCTGGCGAGCTGGGCGGTGAATCGGATCATGGGTTACCTCCTGGAGTTGGCGAGCTGCTCGCCGGTGTTCTCTTCAATGTCCATCTCGGAGGAGTCCGAGACTTCGTTGACCTCGTCCGAGGCGGCCTCGTCCTCGAGGTACTCCTCGGAGTAGAACTCGACGTAGGTGCCGCGGGGGAGGACGTTGTCCATGGACAGGGTTTCGGCGATCGCCTCGGCGTAGAGCTTGACGCCGAAAAGCCAGAGATCCGTCCGGGCCTGCTGGCTGGACTGGTACGAGTAGGAGCCCGTCGACACGCCGACCATGTAGGGCGGCACGTTGGCGAGGCGCGCCGCCTCGAGCGCCGAGTAGTTCGCCGACTCGATGAGGAGCATCTTGTCGGGCGTCATGACGGTCTCTTGGAACTTGACGAACTGGTTCAGGGCGGCGATGGAGTTCGTCCGCCGCGCCTTCTCGAAGGCGGCGACCATCGTCGTCAACTCTTCGCCGGACATCGGTTCGGAGCCGTCCTGCTGCTGGAGGATCCCGGACGGGATGGCCGACGCGGCGTTGCGCTTCCGGGCGGCTTCGATCGCGAGGGCCGTCTCGATCGCCTGCGGCGCCGCATAGATCAAACCTTGGGCGGGCGACAGGAACTGCACCACATTCTCCGGGTCGAGCATCCCGCCGTTGAAGTAGATCTGCTGGGACTGGCCGAACCAGACGGGGCCGGCCATGTCGGGCGTCGTGATCGACCCGGCCGGGAGCCGCGTGAAGCTCGCCGGAAATCCGTCGCGGGTGCGGGACTGCACGTACCAGAACGCCCTGCCAAACATGACCAGGTCGTCAAGCGTCCACCCCATGAGGAACTGGTAGGGGACGGTCGGATCGGGACGGCGGAGCCAAGAGCGCGGGTCGAGGTAGACCTTCTCGCGCTTCCCATCCATCCAGCGTTCGTTGTACATGCGCAGCGGCATACAACCGATGACCGACTTAAACAGGTTCAACGATCGGGAGATCGCCGGGACGGAGATCGCCGCGTTGCGGGCTTCGCCTTCCTGGTACGTGTAGAACTGGCCGATCAGGTTCGGGCCTGCGGCCTGCGGCGTGTAGTAGCCGCCGACCGCGGCCTTGATGGCGGGGTCGGAGATCGCGGCGCGCTTCTTGCGGATCGGCATGGGTGGCAGTTTGCCCCATGCCGCGGCGGGGTCGGTGGAACCGGGCGCCGGGGAGGTGCAACCGATCCCGACGAAAGGAGGCACGCAGGGAGCGCGACGCCCGGTTCCGGCGCCGAGACTACCCGCCCGCGACGACGATCATCGGCTTGCCAGAAACGACCGTCTTGGAGGTGAGGGCGACCGCCCACACCATGCACCGGGCGAGCTCGATCGGGCCCGGCGACCGCTGGCTCGACAGGGCGACGGAGGACTGGGTGCGGACGGCGACGGCGCGCTGCACGTGTTCGGCGAGGAGCTGCTCGCCGGTATGGGCGACCCGTTTCTGCTCAAGCATCTGCCGGACGGTTGGCGTCCACGCCAACAGCTCCCGATATCCGACCGAGGTTCTCCGCCCGGCGAGGTGCGCGGGGTAGTGGATGTCGAGCGTCGGGGTGACGGCGAACCGAATCCGCGAGTCGACGGCCAACCGTTCGACGTTGGCGATCCAGTCGGCGATCGTCCCGGCTTGAAACTCGACGGTCACGGCCGTCCGCCCGTCGCCGAGCGCCACGGCCCGCAGCCCGTAGTAGCGGGACTCGTCAAGGGACTGCTCCAGGGCGACGACGCCGCCCAATGGCAACTCCACGCCGTCCGGCAGTCTGAGCTCGGGCCACAAGCCCGGGGTGAGCCAGCCGCGCTCGGTCGCGACCCACAGGTTGACGGCGGCGCGGAGGAACGCGGCACGATCCGGCGACCGGGACTCCGCCTCAAGCGTCTTGAGCTTGAGCGTCCGACCGAGGGCCGGGTTGGCATACGCCCACGCGGCCGGCGACATCGGATCCATGTCGGGGCTCGGGCTCCATTCGGCGAAGTACAGGTCGCCCGCCTTCCCGGAGTCGATCAACTGGATCCCCTGGTCGCGGTACCGCAGCATCACCTCCGACGCCTCGGTGCCCGCCGTCGACCACATCGCCAAGAGCGGATCCGGCCGGGCGCGCATCGTCGGAAGGAGACCTTGATCGATCGCTTCCGCCGAGATGCTCCACACCTCATCGCAGACAACCAAATCGACCGAGAGCCCGTGGCCGACCGAGCCGGTCGCCGCCTTCACCAGCCACCTCGACCCGTCCGGCATCTCCACCGCGTTCCGCCCATACGCCCGGAGCACCTTCGCGCCGAAGTGGGTCTCGAGGATGTCGGCGAGCCGGTGGAAGAGCTCGACCGCGACGTCGAGCCGGTGGGCCGTCGTGACGACCGTCTGCGGCCCGTGGGTTAACGGACGGACGGACAACCAGTAGCCCACGAGCGCTGTAAGCGCCACGGTCTTGCCCTGTTGTCTCGCGGTCGACACGAGCGCCGCCCGGTGCTGCAACTCGCCGTCCGCCGCCTTGACCGTCATCCCATGCAGAACCCGCCGCTGCCACGGCATGAGCGTCACGCCGAGGAACCGTTTCGCCCAATCCCCAATCGCGTCCGCGTCCGAATCCGCCAACTCCGGCACCGCCGTCTCCAATCGCGGCAGATCCCGCCCAATACCGGCCATTCCCGGCTGGTTCGGGGATACGGCCACA